CGCAGGAAGAAGCAGCAAAACGTGCGTATAAAGCAGCGTATGAGCAAGGTGACTCAGATGCTATGCTTGCGGCACAGGAGCAGCTTTCACAGATTGCGATTGACAAACAGCGTTATTCACAAGCTAAAACGCGTGTTGAACAACAAGCAAAGATGCAGGTTCAACAACCGCAACAGCAGTATCAACCTGCCCCGCAACAGCAGCAACAGCAGCCGAAGGTCGATCCAAAGGCCAAGAGTTGGGCAGAAAAGAATGAGTGGTTTGGGAATGACGAGATCATGACCACAGCCGCTTTCACTATTCACCGTAGGCTCATCGAAGAAGAGGGGTTTGACCCAAACACCGAAGAGTATTATAGTGAAATAGATAGCCGTATTCGTTCGGAGTTTCCGCACAAGTTTAATACGGTTAAAAAATCGGGTGGAAAGCAGGTCGCCTCTGCTGGTAATTCCGCATCCCGCACTAATAAACAGGGGCGCAGGACGGTCAAGTTGACGCATTCTCAAGTAGCGATTGCGAAGAAACTGGGCGTACCTCTCGAAGAATACGCCAAGTTTGTAAAGGATTGATACCATGACCGACACAAGAGCACCGCGCAAGAACGCAACACGCGAAACAGAAGCGCGCAGAAAACCATGGGCACCACCCAGTCACTTAGCTGCACCACCCGCACCTGAAGGGTTTGTGCATCGGTGGATTCGAGTCGCAATGCGAGGCGAAGAGGACAAGATGAATGTTCACTCTAAACTTCGTGAAGGATGGGAACCCGTCCGCGCCGATGAGTATCCAGACTATGAAGCACCTGTCATTGATGATGGCAAATACCAAGGTGTGATTGGTCAAGGTGGCTTGATGCTGTGCCGTATTCCTGCCGAGACAGCCCAGGAAAGAAACGAGTATTACGGGGGCCGAACCCGCGAACAAATGGTAGCTGTAGATCAGGACCTTATGAAGGAGCAACATCCTTCGATGCCGATAAATCAAAGTCGGCAAAGTCGTGTAACCTTCGGCGGCTCACGAAGAGACGCTGAATAATTAGAGGATTGCTACTATGGCAAACACTAACGGTGCATTCGGACTACGTCCGATTGGCGTCCAAGGATCGGGCGCAAACACTACTGGTGTAACCGAGTATCGCATTGCTTCTGGAAACACTAACGCGATCTATCAAGGTTCTCCCGTTATTCCGCTTTCAACTGGCTATATTGACATTGTTGGCGCGGCTACGGGTGGTACTGTTAGTTTGCTAGGTGTGTTCTGGGGCTGTGAGTATGTCTCGTCTACAACTGGTAAAACCATCTGGTCTAACCAATGGCCTGGCTCTGGCGCGGATTCTAATTTCCCTGTCAAAGCATATGTGTTCGACAATCCGAACCAAACATTCGTCATTGCGTCTGACGCTTCTCTAACTAGCGAAGCAACTGCGCAAGGACATGTTTTTGCAAACGCAAACTTTGCGACTGCAACTTCTGGTTCTTCAACTACAGGCATCTCGTCTGCTAAGTTGGGTGTCAGCACAATCGCCACCACTGCGGCACTGCAACTGCGCATCATCGGTATCCAAGATGATCCAGAAAACGCAGACTTCACCGCTGCTGGTATCCCTGTAATCGTTCGTCTAAACAACAGCTTCAATGCAGCCAACGGCTCTATTGCTGCTGGTACTGTTTCGACAACTGGCGTATAAGGAGACTAACGCATGGCTATCTCTCGCGCACAACTAGCGAAAGAGTTGGAACCAGGTCTTAACGCCTTGTTTGGTATGGAGTACTCACGGTACGAAAACCAACATGCGGAGATCTTCACAACAGAATCTTCTGATCGTGCATTCGAAGAAGAGGTTATGTTGAGCGGTTTCGGCGCGGCACCGACCAAATCGGAAGGTTCCTCAATTAACTTCGACGACGCTAACGAAGCATACACTGCTCGTTACAACCACGAGACCATTGCGTTGGCATTCTCGATCACAGAAGAGGCTATCGAAGATAACCTTTATGATCGTCTTGGCTCACGTTATACTCGTGCGTTGGCTCGTTCAATGGCACACACAAAGCAAGTTAAGGCGGCAGCGATCCTTAACAACGCATTTACTGCTGGCGCATCTGCTGGTGGTGACGGCAAAGCATTGTGTGCAACTGACCACCCACTTACTTCAGGTGGTACATTTGCCAACGAACCA